CATTCACTAACCTGCCATGGCTTCCATTTCGATTGTCCCACCAATTCAAAGCAACTTCCAAATTGTCAGTTGAAATTATGAGCGTCAGACCTTTGTCTTTAGCCCATCTTATGTCAAAAGTGCTATGGGGGTTTTTACTTGATGATGAAAAAAGCGTATATCGAGCGATAACTTCGTTTTTAGAGTATCTGCGTATTGTCCATGATGACCACCCAGGAATTTTTAGTAAATCCCTTATTGTGCAGTTTTCATCAACGAACGCAACATCACATTTTGATTTACTACCTGTGCTGTAACAACTTACATCAATATCTATAAGCTTATAAGGTTTTTTACGCAGTAATTTATCGTTAATGATTTCAAAGTCATCAACGATTGCAACATTGTCATTAGCGACCCTATGTTGCATATCTCTGTGGGCAAGCGTAGAGTAATTATCATCAGTATAGTCATAAACACCATAGATTTCATTATCGCTGGGTATTACCCTGGATGTATCTATGGGTTCTGCTTTAGTTAGGTAAGCAATCTTAGATGGCATGGAAAATTCCTGTTCCTCACCATCATCGAAAGATACAGCTCCTTCAAACTCAGAATCATCTAACTTTGCAATATCCCCATTGTTTTGGGAATACTTCTTTGTTTGAGCGTCTTTTAATAGGCTGTGGTTCTCAGGTGTTTTTGTAATAAACTGATAAACCAAGCTATTCCAATCAGCTCCATTTCCGAGTAGACTGATAGCATCAAGAAGTTGTCGAATCTCCTGTATGGTAGCGGGTTTAGACATTCCGCTCATCACAGCTTTTTCATATAACTTGATTGCATTACCTAAATGCGGATGACCATCATGAGTTATCCTCAACGCTGACATAACGAGACTTGGCTCGAGTGGATTAACATCAATCTTTGGAAACCTACGCAACAAAGCCTCGTGAAATTCACGTTCATCATTTGCAGTGAAGAATATGAACATATTATCGAGGTTTGCTTGTATATCGGTACCAGGTATTGATAAACGCCCGTACTGAAGGAAGTCTAAAAAGAATCCATCAGCAGTAGGTCTTGTTTTATCCCACTCGTCAAGTACAAGCATCACTTTATTTTTATGCGATGCTTCAGCCGCTTTGAAAACAGTTGATTTCTTTATCTCGACTCCGCTTTTAGTTGTTTCACTGGGAAACATCTTAAGCACTAAGTCATCTTCACGTGTTCCAGGAGCACATTGGTAGAAATACATCTCTACTCCAAGTGCTTTACTTAGGATTATTGGAAGGTAACTTTTACCTGTACCCGCTGGCCCGTATAAAAATGCTCCACTTACCGGTTTGGAATGTATCGCACTTGTTACACTTGCAGCGAAAGGTACGTCGCAGATATATCCGTTTTCATTAAGAGACTTATGTATGCCCTTAACGGTTATTTCTTGCATTTAGCGTAACCTTAGCTTTAGTATTTTATTTTCTTTTTTTAGTTTGTTATTATTTTTACGCAGCTCGTCAATAGCTCTGTGTAGGTGTGCTACATACATACCAAACATTGCAATCATTACTCCTGCGACTATTATTGTTTCTAACATAGTTCTTTCCGATTATTAATCTAGCAATATCATATATTCTCTTGGGTAATACTCAATAAACCAGCTTAATCCCTCCCGCACAACCCTGTGAATACCCAACATTTCCGCTCCGATTGTTAAATCGTATACTGCTACTGCTTCTGGCTCAAGTTCTACTATTTCGCCAGTAAATCTATTTTCAATCATTTCTTTTTTATCAAATATAACTAAATCTGGGAACATTTTTAATGCCTGTTCCCTTGGCGTTGGTTTTGGTGTTGATGTGCTCATCTAAGTCCAAACCTTTCTAATAATCTGTATATCCACGATGTTCTGCAATAATTAGTCCAAGCGGACAGAACCACGTTTGTACGTTGTATTGTTTGATTGTCCTGCATCTGTTGAATTGTTTGTATCATATTTTTAGGTTCGCCAATAATCTTAGCTCTTAGAGCCTGAGCTCTAATTTCATGTGGTTTTTTACCGAATGTACGTTTTATTGCTTTACGTTTTAAATCAGAAGTTTGGTTTGGGGAGCTCATTACATATTCCCTGCGCCCGACATTATTCTTCTCATTCTTTCGGGTATTACTTTTTCATTATTGCACCACGAACAACATCTGCCATCTTCTTTTATTGGATATGGGTTATGCCCATTAGTCCAAGCTACTTCACCGTCTGCATACAATACATCTATCATATCACCACAAATTACACAGGTTTTTTCCTGTCTTACTTTGCTTACGATTTCCATGTCTGCTTCAGATAATTCCAAGTACCATTCTTCATCCACATCTTCAAAGCAGAATGGACTGTCATAATCTGCACTACCATCTTTGTTCATAGGATAAACTACTGCAACCTCTGTATCAAGTACAGAACCAACAGAATGCAAAGCTACTTGATTTTCAGGCAACTTTTGGTCTATTCGTTCCGTATCTAACAAAGCATCAGTATCTTTATCACCTGTTACTACAGGTGTATCTACTTCACTTTTTTTCATTGTTATTTCCTTTGTTTTACTTATCAAAGTATTTGTCCAATTTATGTTTTGCTTGGTTCAAGTCTCCAAATCTAATATCCCGCAAAATATCTTTTATTCTGTCTTTTCTTATGTCTTTACTCGACTTTTCGACTTTTACCATTGTTTTGGGTATAAATCTCAACTTATCACTTTTTTTCTGTTGATGATTGAGTTTTTGTGCAACTTCTGTAGTTAATTCAGTTAAATTAAATTTCGTTGTTATATTTCTGATTGTATCTATAATACACAATGGAATATCTGTTTTATGTAGGTTTTTACGTAACCTGTCAAGATAATTTATCAGGGATAGTTTACTTGTAAATGTTAAAGTTTCGGATGTTACTTCATTTTCTGTGTAAACGTCTATTTTAATTGTTTTATTATTTAATGTTGTTATTTCTGTAAATGGTTTTTTATTCATTATATTGATATGTGGTTTGTTAAGTTACTCCTAAATTTCTGTAAAAAATAAAGGGTAGATACGGAAACCTACCCTTTACTTTATTAATACGAAGTCAGTTAGACTTCTTGTTTAACTCCTTTTTACTCCGAAGATATAGAGTTGGATAACGTTTAACACCGTTTTTATCCATTACGTAATGTAACCTTTTACCTGTTTTAGTAATATCAAACCCATCTGATACACTTTCAACAGATTTTCCGAAGTTATTACGGAATGTAGTTATTTCGGGAGTATCGTAAGAAGTTCCACCACCTTGACCACTTGTAACTTTACCACCTTCTTCTAACTTCTTAAATACATCCGTTATCTGTTTCACATCCTCAGGAGAAAATCCATCCAAGTTACCCAAGACATTGTTTACTGACTTCTTGGAAAGTTTTATTTCCTTTTCAGATTTTACAACGTCCTTGACATCTGTAGGTGTAGAGTCTACACTTACGTCTATGTCTGTAACTTTGGGAGTCTTATGTAGTGTTTTACTTCCCATAAGATTGTTTCCTTCTGTTTGTTGTTGATTACTTCTATTCACAAGAGAATATAATACTTATGAGTATTAAATCAAACAATTATTAAATATATATTGACGTAGAGTTCTCCAAGTGGTGAATTTTGGACAAATTATTATAATACTTAGTGGCCTCGTTTCTTTTAGGTTATAAAAGAGGGGTCTACGAATTATACTGTATATATATTATACATCATTTATATGGTTTTCAACCTAAACCCCGAATATCCATAAAACAGGTGGGGGGTATGGTCGGGGGATAAAAGACCCACACCCACAATCATAAAATTTTCAACGTTTTTCCAGAAAAATTCTCCAATTCTATAAAATTCAATAAATCCACTTCCCCAAAAATTTTGCCAGAAATCTCACTAACCTATAAGCCTAGGCTTAAGCATAGGCTTTATAATAGTAGTTGTAGTTTAATTTATTTATAGATTCTATATATTTAGCTTATAATATATATATATATACTATATATACTATATATAGGGTAGAAACCCGGAAACTTCTTGTTCTGCGTTGTAGTCTAATGTAAATTGGATGTGTAAATGGCAAGTCAAATACCTATAGCAAGGAAGCACTGTGCGAACTGGGACAAGGGAATCTGCTTAGGATGTATGTTTAAGCGGGTAGATGGTGAACTATTCATGAATTTGGATAAGAAGTTTGCTGGTAGACCTTGTGTTGTTGATGGTGGATGCAGGTATTTTGAAAAAATTGTACTGAAAGGTAATATATGCACATAAAAACATTCGATGACGAAACAATGTTAGTGGATGCGGAGTCCTACTTCTATTTGTGGTGCTGTGACTGCAGTCTTAGACACCTTGTTGTGGTTGAAGCTGTCGGCAAGGGAGCTGATAAGTTCAAAACCAGTGAAGGTAAGATAGCAATCGCTATGTCGAGAGACCAAAAGGCTACAGAAATAGCTCGTAGGGAGGATAACATAGTCCTCTATCAACGTAAAAATGGAAAAAAGAATGCCAAGACCAAAAAAGCATAGAAGAGCTGTCGTAATACCTGACCAGCATTTTCCCTTGCACGACCAAAAAGCTGTAAATGTGGTTTTGAAGGCCATTGAGCTTGTAAAACCCAATATTTTCATAAATCTTGGAGATGTTGGTGAGTGGGAAAGCGTCTCGGCTTGGAAATATAAGGGTAAGAAATTGCCAGAGCTCGAATATCAGCTTCCTATGATTGATAAGGAAATAGAACAAGTCAATGAAGGTATTGATATGTTCGATAAGGTGCTGGATAAGATAAAATGCAAGGAAAGATACATATGCGCTGGTAATCACGATGAATGGTTAGACTCTTTTGTTGATAGATACCCGTATATGAAGGATTATACGTTTAGGAAAGCCTGTAAGTGGGATAAGCGGGGGTATAAGTACCTGCCATACAATTATCCCCTTAAAATAGGTAAATTGACCTTTATTCATGGTGCGTTCGCTACGATTAACCACGCTAAGAAACATCTAGACACCTATGGAGCTAATATTGTTTATGGACATACCCACGATATTCAAAGAATGACCGGCACAAAGTTAAATGGTACGATTGGTTCTTGGAGTCTTGGTTGTCTAAAGGATATGTCACGGGAACAAAATAAGTGGTTGAGGGGTAGATTACATAACTGGGCCCATTGTTTTGGTATTATAGATTGGTTTAGTACAGGAGATTTTAGAATGGATGTGGTTGACATTCATAAGGGAAAGACTTTCGTCTGGGGGCAGACGATAGATGGAAACAAGTAGGAGTTACTATGATTACTGTTTCCTTACTTATCTACACTCGGAGGGGTGGTCACGGGACTACACAGTCAACAGGTTGGGAGTAGTGTAGATGAGAACAAAGATGATTTCTCGTAAATCTGAAGTTCTGTACGAAAATGTAGATGAATTTCGTAATTTCTACCCAGATGTGTCATTGGTGTCTGATTGGAGGAGTGGTCAGGAGGGAGAATGGGTTATTACGGATGATTTACAGGTTTGTAAGATTTTGAGACGTAGTACCATGAAAACTCAGAGAGGAGCGTCAATGGACTATGTAAGAACGATATTGGGGACATATACGATAAATCCTAATGTTGATATGGGAGGTATACCCCCAAAGAACATATATTCGTTCTCAAATAAGAAATTTGCTAAGAAACTTAGGAAAGAGCGTAAAGAGCCTACGAATAAGGAGTTCGTCTTTGCAAAATACATTGCTAAGGGAATGAGCCCTACGGAAGCATATTTACGTGTTTTCCCAACAAATAATAGGCCATATGCTAAGGAAACAGCCAGAGGACTATTAAAGACTGAAAGGATTCAGAAATTGGTTACTGAAGAAATAGAAATTATCTTAAGCGAAATTGGAGCGTCTAAACATTACCTACTTGAGATGACAAAGAACATTATTGATAATAGCGATGGTAAGGATGGGGATAAGTTAAGAGCGATTGAATTGATGATGAAAATAGCTGGAATGTTCCCGAATGATAAGAAAACGGAGTCATTGACAGTATTTCAAGGATTTAGTGAAGAACAGTTAAAACGAATCAGTTCCGATAATGTAAAGGTGCTGGCTCATGCTGAAAAAAGAATCGATGACAAACCTAACCCTAAGTGATATAGGAATACATAGTGAACTTAGTTCATGCCTTGTTTGTGATAATCATCTGATTGATAGTCAAAAGGTGGTTATGATGGACATATTTGAATCTGTATCTGGATGGGTTTGCCCAGAATGTACATCTTTATACGATTACGATGATAATCTTTTGGATATTGGTGATTTAGATATTTATTCAGATATAAAGGGGTATGCTTAGATTTTATAATAATATCAATGGACAACGACAAAATCAATATATTATCAGATGTCAAGGAGAAGGATGATGTTCTTGCGCGTTCTTATAGTGACCTTCTTTATTTTGGCAGGGCTTTTCTACCTGCCGATTTTCTTAATAAGAGCAGTTCTCCCACCTTTCATGAAGAAGTGGCTCAAAAACTTATTGACACTCGTCCTGGTGCCCGTATATGCAATATTCTACCGAGGGGCTTTGGGAAGTCCATTCTATCGAAGGCTGCTATTTTACACAAGATTTGCTTCGCTCCGAAGGGAGAAAGACAATTCATTGCCTGGGTAGCGGAAGAACAAGGACAGGCTATTGACCATCTTAAATATGTTAAGAGCCATTTAGAATATAATGAATCCATAAGATATTACTTTGGGAACCTGGCTGGTGATTCAGTTGGTAATAGGTGGACTGAAAAAGATATTGTTACCACAAAAGGGGACAGGCTGATTGCAAAGGGTACTTCTCAGAGACTTCGTGGTAGGACTGAGATTGATGTTCGTTATACTGGTATTGTATTGGATGACTTCGAATCTGAATTAAATACCAAAACACCCGAAAGACGGGATGAAATCAAAAAATGGATTGTATCTACGGTGTTCCCTGCATTAGAGGAGTCTCCTGGTCGTGAAGGATGGATATGGCTCTGCGGTACTATTGTTCACTATGATAGTTTTCTTCAAATGGTTGTTGATGGAAGTAGATTGGCTGAGCGGGAGAATCGTAAATACCCGTGGGATGTTACATTCTATAGAGCTATTCAAGATGGAAAATCAATATGGCCTGAGCAGTTTCCAGTATCGAAGTTAGATTCTAAGAAACGTGAGTTTATTGAAGCTGGCCTTGTTAATAAGTTCGCTCAGGAATATATGAATGATGCCCGTGATTTATCATCCGCAGCGTTCAAAACAGATAGGATACAGTACCATGATGGGGCTTTTAAGGTTGTTGATAACTATACCTATTTGGTAATACGAAATGAAGCTATTCCAATCAATGTTTATATCGGTGTCGACATAGCGGCTACAGCGACACAGAAATCAGATTTTCAAGTAATAATGGTTATTGGAGTAGATGCAAATAAAAATCGGTATGTATTGGAATATTACCGTGAAAGAATACCAACATTCGATTTACCTGAAAAGATTATAGAAATGGCTAGAAAGTACAGTCCCGTTAGAAGAGTTACCATTGAAACCGTAGCTGCACAGGAGATGGTCAGAGATATGGTGACAAGAATGGCTTCTGAAGATAGAAGACTTATACCTGGAATATTTAAAGGTGTTAAACCACCCGCAGGAATTAAAAAGGCAGATAGACTCGAAACATCACTAGGCCCGATTGTAAATAGTAAAAAATTATATATTCGTAGGGAAATGACTGATTTGGTAGATGAGATGTTTGAACATCCCGTACCTAAGAATGATGACCTTATGGACGGATTGTACTATGCAGACTACTATTCTAAAGCTCCAATTAGTACATCTATATCTGTTGGTGAGATGAGAGCTGGTAAGAAAAAGAGTGGCAAATTAAGGGGATATTACAACTGGATGACGGGTGCTAGACGATAATTTGGAACTTTTGGCCGATTTTTGCGTTTTTTTCTTTGAAATTATGCTATTTATATTTAATTTAGTGCTAAAACCTGGGTCACATTAATTATGGCAATAGAACAACATCCTTTAGCTAAGGAGAATCAAGAGCTACATCGAAGATGGCGTGATGCCAGAGCCGACTGGGAAATTGAGGCTCGTAATGATATTGATTTTTATCATGGCAATCATTTTACCAATGCCGAGTCTGAGGAGATGCAATCTCGAAATCAGGCTGATGTGCCTATGGATAGAATATCTCCGGCTATTGAGAAGCTCAAAAGTGTATTAACAGCCAAACCTCCCGTGTTTACTGCTGTCCCAAGAGAGGACTCTGATACAAAGGTCGCGTCTGCTTGGAGAACGATACTTGGGTATGTATGGCAAATATCTAATGGCGATGTTCACATGAAGGATGCTATCCATGATTATGCTGTGACGGGGCTGGGATATTTATATGTTTACATCGACCATGAGGCTGATTTTGGTAAAGGTGAAGTTAAGTTTACTTCAGTCAATCCATTTCGTGTTTATGTACCACCATCATCTCGTGATAGGTTTTTTCAGGATGCTGATTCAATTATCCTATCGACAATTCTGACTGGTGAACAGATTGTCAATCTTTATTCATTTTTAGGAGCTCAGATGGATGAAGAGACCGGGGAGGTTATTCCTGGAATCATTGAGGATATTTCTACTTATTCAGAAGAAGATTATCCAAATGCTCAAAACAAAAATAGCATGGTTATTAAGACACCGGCTGAGGCTAAGGAC